GGGTTCATAGCATAGTATAGTTTAGCATGATAAAGAGTTAAAGATAATGTGAGTTTATTGCATAAAAATACACGCTAGATTTTTGTATTTTCTAGCGTGTAAATTTTAATGTACCGTCTATTGAATAATTTTTAATATCTTTTAAACACTTTTATATTCGCAGTAAATGTCTGGTCTGATACAATTTCATCAGCAAGTGGGCAATACACTGTCGGCGTTAGATTTACAGCATTAGTACCTGCATAATTTGTCATTGTACAACCGACAACTAACGGTATTTGTAGATATCCAGTTAGCATACTATTCCACACATCAATTTGACATTCGTAGTTTGGCATATCGCTGAAATTATATTTTAGTGTTGTAACAATATTATCCCACCAATAAGGTGTACCATTACCAATCGTAAAAGTTTTATTTGTTGAGTATACCAATTCTGCACCTATCTTTTTCCAATTACTCCATTGAGCGCCTTGCTTTTCTCTTGTATAACTAGAAGCACCAGGACCAGCATTTATAATTTCTTGAATTATTTCATCTGCATTTGTACCAATGTTATTAGCTGTTACTCTGATATAAAAGCTACCGTATTGTAAAGCTGCTGACGGTAACCCGCCGATTGTAACATTACTTTCACTACTAACAGTATATATCCCTGTTTCCGTTAAATCGTTTAATTGTGTATTCGTGAGTATTTCTTTGTATTGATAATCTAGCGTTGTTGGATTCCATGATGAAAATGTCGAGCCAACTCCTTTTCTTGACCATGTTTTTCCAATACTTGTAAAGTGATTTGAAGTTGAATATATTTTATTAATAACTTGTACTGTAACCCTATTACTGTTTGTAAAATAATAATATATATTTACCTTTACAACATCTCCATCAATTAAATTACTAGGTACATTACTCCATTTCGTTGAGTTATAAACACCTATCCATGTATCATTCAATCCATAATTAGTATTGCCAGAAAAGAATGTGTTAAAATCGACTGTGCTATTTGAATCTATGTTTCTAAATGTATTACTAACTCTAATCCATGGATTCCATGCACTACTAGTATTATCATATGCCCTAGTGAAACAACTTCCATTGTTTAAATATAAAGTTTGTTGAATAGTTGTTTCGACAGCATCAGTGCCGGTATGTCCTACGAAACACCAATACATATCACCCGATTCAATATTAGTAGGATAATTACTTAGTATTGAAAGTGATGTACCATAATATATGCCTGTTGTAGTCCAGTTATTTAAATCTTCAATAGCTGTATCATGCGTTACATATATGAGTGTATCTACATCAAAAACTTTGTTTACATTATTAGCAACACTGGATTCAACCATTGCGGGAACATTTGCCACCAGCCATGGTTGAGTTATTGCATTAACTTGTGTTTTAACAGTATTAGGAATTTCGTTTACAACTGCTTGCATAGTATTAATATCACTATTAACACGATTTTCAAATTCTTCCTGTTGTGCTGTTATTGTCTGTTTGAATGTTGCTATGTCATTATTAATAGTTGTTTCATATTCTTCCGCTAATTTCAAAATTCTAGATTCAAAAGCGTTTTGCCTGTTTGTTATTGTTGTTTCAAACGTATTAATTTGAGATGTAATGTCTGCTTTAAATTGATTAATTTCATCAGTTACTTGCTTAATAAAAGTATTAATTTGATTTGTTGTTTCTTCTTCAAATGTATTTATTTCCGATACTACATTTTGACCGAATTTGTTGTAATCATTTATTAAATTATTAAATTCTTCTTCTAGCTTATTAATCTTTTCTACATAAGATAAACTTTCATCAAACACACAAGGTAAAACCCTTTGTGTCCAGTAATGGATATTAGGGATTTTTGTAAAATCTATCATTATAATTCACTCCTTACCAAATACCTAAAAATAATTCGTCTAAATCATCAATAATCATCATGTCAATATTTAAAAATGTTTCACGGTACATATTAAGCAATTCGCTTTCGCTTGCAGTACCATTATTTCCTTTTCTTGTTAATGTAGTGTCCTCATCTAAATTCCTTTCGTCTGTACTTGTTCCGCTTGTTGTAGATTCTGTTTGCGATGTATTTGTTCCTGTATTTGTATTTTTATCTTGACCGTCATCTACTGTCGCACTAGTTAAATATTTATCGTTTAATATTTCATTAGGTGTAGTTTGTGCTTGTGCAATATCGGAGAACTTACTTATTTTTCCATAATCCGTTGTATCTGTGCTATTGAAATTATTTGTATTATTACCTGTTCCAGACGTGCTAGAAGTTCCCTCACCAGTAGTTTTTGATTTTCTACTAAACACTTCTTCCAAATCAATAGTGGATAATGGGTCTATTTTTAGTTTAGAAGATTCATACATTTGATTGTAATATGGCATTATTTCATTCATTTTTTGATTCAATCTGTTTTTGAATAATGCTTCTGTTTCAAACCCTATTTCTCTGAAATAGTAGTGTTGAATTATTTTGTTATTTAGTTGTTCTCTGTATGATTCATCAAATATAGGATAATTTTTTAACCCTAAATCGTAGTTACCCTCAATTAAATAACGTAATTCAATCGTATATCGGCTCATTTTCATCACCCTCTTTATACTCTTTTTCTAATGGTTCTTGTCTTAATTCAACATCAATATTTGTTCCATAAAGTTTGTTGAATTTTTCACATGCTTGCTTTCTACAAAGTAATCCAACATCACTACATAATTGTACCAATTGATTATTTGCGTTTACTTCGTCAGTAATTAACCTTTCTCTTTTATCAGTGTTTGCGTTATTTATTCCATATCTTGTCATAAATTCGTCAAGCACTTTGTTAAATAAAAGCGTCATATCATTACCTATAAATGGTGCGTCTGTTTTCAATACCTTAAATTCAGTGTCATTAAATGTGTCTTTATATCCATATATAGCTGGTTCGTTTCCATCATATTGCATATAGATATTTTTTAAGGTTAACTTTTTATTGTCTGGACACAACATTAACAAAGGTGTTTTTTGTACTCTTGTGTTAACATCTATTGTTCTGCGAATATCATACAAACGTAAAGCGTATTCGCAAACAATTCCAAAATCCGGTGTTTTTGTATAATTGTTGTAAATTAATGCAACATCTTGTAATTTGTAATTTTTGTGATAGTCTAATGAATATGCATTTATTTCTTCTGGTTCTTGATAAATGTTTAATGTGTTCGATTCTGCATACCTTAAATTTAACATTCCGTAAAGTTCATCATTGACAAATACTGCTTTTCCATCTTCAAATAAACATAGTTCTATAAACCGTTCGTTCATTGAATCGGGTAAGTTCTTCCATTCATATCTGGATAACAATAGATTTGTTAGATAAGTGTAGTACATCATAAATGCAGTATTGTTTTTAAACCCAGATAAATTTGTGTCCCACGGTTTACGTTTTCCCATATTATCACCACCTTAGTTATTAGCAACTGAAAAGTTTAAAAATGTATCAGGCTTATGCCATATACGTACACCATTATTAAATATAGATTTTATCGTGTTCATATCGTCTTCGGGTACATCCCCTTCAATTAATACTTGTGATGTCTCAATGTAATCAAAATTGCTACGGTTATTATAGTTTACTGGCTTGAAGTCATTTATAGCATAACCAAATTTATCAAAATAGTTGTCTATTTGTTTGAATTGTTCATAGGATAATCTATAATAACAAATTGTAAAACAAAGTTTATCTATTGCAAGCTGTATATTAGCACTATTATATGAACCATTAGATTGGTTAGGCTGTAATTCCATATCAGCTTTTTTTGCGTAAAAACTCCATATTTGTTCTCCAGTTGATACAAGGTTATTTACAGTGTTATTAATTTGCGTTCCTAATGATGATACTCTATTAGCGATTGCACCTGCTATTCCAGAAAATTGTCCTTGGGTAGTTCTTGCACTGTCTATTTGTCCTGCTGATGAAATATAACTACTTGCTCCACCTGTCGCTGATGATATCATGTTATTAAAATTTGAAACACCTAAATTTATAATAGGTGTCAATTGTTGATATTTTAATGTATTTTGATTGAGTGCTAACCATTGCTGGTATGTATCACTTACCCATGAACATTGAGGATATCCGTTTAATATTAACCCTTCTGTTTGGTCTCCCAGCCGATAATTATACGGATAACATATAGTACATGATGGTAATAACGGTGTGGCTTTAATAACAAACGACATTAAATCTCCTGTGGTGTATTCGTCTATGTCATCAAAAAATTCTTGTCTATATGTTACCGAACTACCATTATTATTAGTCAACACTATTTTTGTAAACGGGAATGTTAAAAGTTTTTTATTATTAGGTGTTATATATTGAGGCTGTGCTCCTGGGTCTGGTTGAATATCTATTTTTGTTAGTTTATTTGTTCCATCATGATAGGATAATGAGTGCCATGTAAAACTATCAGTAGAATCACTGTTTGGATTATACCCTAATGGTACACCCTCTCTGAAATTTGGATTGTTTTTTCCTATAAAATCCTTTGAAACTGTATAAATTGCAATTATTTCTTTTGAATGTTCGGCTTCTGCAACTAAATATTTGTTCACAAAAGATACAAGGGAATCAGACGAATAAAACGGTACATAATACAAACCGGAATATACTCCGTCGATTGATTTTGTTTTACATTGTTTAATAAAGTTTGTTCCATCCCAATATGTAACACAAGCAACTATAAACATTAATCCAAGTTCACCTAAATCATATCTTTGTGCTTTTTCTTCTACATAACGTAAATTTGTAAAACCCTCTGGTTGCAAATTTGCCCCAATTGTATCTTGACTTTTTGGAATGTGTTGACGTACAATAAATGATTCATGAAAATTTAAAGCACTTTCCCACGTTTGCCATACATCAATTGAAAATCTAATTTCTGTACAGTTTGCGTTAATGTATTCAATAGAATCTACAAAAGCGTAAAACCATTTTGAACCTGAAAAGTTTGCATTTCTGTAAATCATGTAGTTAATATTATATAACGATTCTTTATTTTTATTAACTCTGATTGCTCCTGTTCCTTTTATATAACTATATCCTGTATCTGGTGTTAAATTGTAAACAGTTTTACCCGAAAAATAATTATATCGTTTTGTATCATCTGTCCCAAAACTTAATACATTGGTATAGTCACTAAAAGGAACGGAACATAACTTTACCTGTGAATTAGGTACAAACGTCATGTTCCGTCACTCCTTTCTATTAATTAACCAGCTGGTTTAAAAATAACGGCATTTGCGAACGGACTATATCCGTATGTCTGCCACACATGGAAGAAATGTTTAGCACTCATATTAGCGGGATTCACAAAAGTATTGAAATATCTTGTTTTATCCCAAATTTTAATAAATGCACTATCACACAACATTGCATAAGCCGTTATAGGCGCTTTAGTAGTTCCGCCAAAATCATCGAGTACAATTGTACGTCCCATAAATTCAACCTTTGAAAGATTAAACGCTGTCGCCAAACTATCTACATCAATACTTGCCATTACTTCGGGGGTTGCAATCAAAACTTGTTGCTCTTTAGGTGTAAAGGTTTTGAATTTTTTAGTATCGCTTGTTGCCATTTTGTTATAAGCATTATATTCAGTAGAGAAAAAAGTAAATTTATCTGATAATGTTTTGACACTCTTAACAAACGCATTTGCAGTTGCGGAATCAGTCGGCATTGCAAGTTGTGTTTCCGTTAAATGACCATCAGTAATAGCAGTTGAAATAGTAGCCTTTGTCCATTCATACTCTGCAACTTCATTAGAACGATAAAGGTTATCTATAATTCTACTAACCAATGTACCGAAATTATCCCAACTTGAAAATGCCATTTGTAACTCACTTTCAATGTTGGTTACTTCAAAATCTTTTTGACGGTTTACACGATAGTAAGCAACTTTCAAATCTGGAGCCTCGTTTGTCAAAAGTCTGCCACCTGTTACATCATAATCTTTTTCCGTCTGTAAATTAATAGCAATCTCTCTCACATCACTGCCTAAAATAGAATCACCACGTTTGAACATTGAAAGGGGGTTTTTATAGCTTCTGTATTCAACATAAGTCATTCCAATTAAATTAAACAGAGTAGTATAAAATGCATTAGCTAATTCACTCCACTGTAAAATAGGTTTCCCTACATCTTGAATATTTGTTGCTGTTGCTTGTGGAATACTTGCCCTCAAAGTAGGTGACATATTCTCTACTACTGTGTTTACTACTTCTGCTCCGTTCTCTAAATTAACTCCCATAAAAAATCACTCCTAATCAAATTTAATAAAATCTTTAATATCTCTAGGTTTATCTTCTTCGGGTTCTGGTTCTGGTTCTTTTTCAAATCTAGAAACAAACCCTTTTGACATCAGCAAATTACTATTAGCGTCTTTTAATTTTGAATTATAGTCTTGCAATTCCTTTATTTGTTGTTCTTGTTGTGTGTTTACTCCTTGTAACGATTTTACACTTGTCATTAAATCATTTAGTTCGACACTTATGTTTTCGTTGTTTGTAGTCTTTTCTGCAATGGTTTGGAATAATTCGTCGATTGTCATTACTTAATCACCTCTAAATATTTTTTATCAATTGCACTTGTGGTTATTCCATTTCTACCTATTACAATACGGTTTTTTCTAATTTTCCCAATACTTAATACTTCGTAGCATTCATAATATTGTTTGAATTTTTTGTTAGTTCCATATATAATAGGTTTAATAACTTTGACAATTGACCCAACTTTTAATTCTTTACTTATACCATACATTTTTCCAATAATATTTGCATAGTCTTTATATGCATAGTCATAATCAAGATTTTCGTTTCTATCAACTTTAAATTGTCGCATACCGTGCGGAATAATTTTTTGTAAATCTTCATCTTTTTTCTTCGTCCAATCTGCAAGCCATTTGTCAAATCGTGTTAATCTTTGCAAATCTAATTTAGATTTAAAATAACTTGTACTTGCATAAATAACAGCGTAATACCCTGCTTTTTCGACTTTATCGCAAAATGCAATACAAATGTCTGTGCGTTGTGCAATCGTTAACTTATCTAGTTTTTTATCTTCAATATCAAAAGCAATTGGATACATGGGTCGATTGCCTTGATTTGATATTTTGTCAACAATTGATAAACAAAAATCTGCTTCTGCTTCTGCCATTTTAGTATCAAGAGCATATGTATAATGATAAAATCCAAACGGTATTTTTGCCTTGATACATTTTTTGGCATTGTTATAAACTTGTTTGTCTTCTTGCTTGTCCTTGTTAATGCTTCCATAACCTGTCCGAATCATAACAAACTCAAAATCGTCTAATCGACTACTTTTGAAATCTCCGTTATGTTCTGACAAATCAATCCCCAATCTTACCATTTTCATCGTCCTCTTTTCCTTTTAATATATCAATAGCATTAGTTATAGCTTTAGGAATTTTTACACCAATTAATCCCAAATTCTCAATAATGCTAATGACTTCATTCGTCATAAATGAAATTATAACAACATTCCTAATATAATTTGTATTTAGAACATAATCAAGCAAATTTGCGACTATTACACAAATTATAATACAAACCTTTTTGATTAAACCCTTGAACCCTATTTCAGATGATAACCCACCAGATTCTGTTTTCTTTGATTTTTTAAATACACCAGATAGTATTAACCCCGTTATGTAATCAGTACACATAAATACTAGAAGTATTATGAAAGGCATTGTTATGTCACCTACCAGATATAAAATTGCACTGCTTACACACGCACAACAAAAACAAAAAATATCTTTCATCTTATCAACTCCTGTACATTAATCGGACAAAATCCTTTATTAGCTTGTTTACAATAAATACAATATTCTGCGATTCTTCTACTAGTTGTTAATGGTAATTCAAATATTTTATGAATGAAAGTTCCTACTTCCTTTATTGTGAATCCCATTTCATAATAATGATTAGAATAATTATACATTCTTCGGTTTATTACCATTTTGATATCACACTTTCATAAACTTTTTTAATTTGCAAATCTTCAAAGTAAACCCTACCATAGCGATACATTTTTCCTAAATTTTCTAGTTGAAATATTCCTCTAACGTTCTTTGTAAATATTGTTGCTCCTTTTAAGTCTGTATTACTTAGTGCAAATTTAATTGAATTTGTTCCATTACAACTATATTTATTTGTTATAAAATAATAACCACTTTCATTATCAAACCAAACACCAACTTGCAAACCATCAAGAATCATATCAAACTTATATCTAGCGTTTGATGTCTTATCAGCAATAAAATCATAGCTATCAAGTTTGAATTGATTGTCTAATGCAAAATTACCGTAGTTTGTCTTACTCAACAACTGCCCCGAACGTGTTTGCTTTATTTGTTCACGATATTTGACACTATTTGTTTTTATAGCAATTATATCATCGTTTTTCCAAATATTACTGTTATCAAAGTTTATTCCAAAATATGAAAAGTATGGATTAATTACAGAATAAGCATTACTTATGAATATTACTTTAACACCTCTAAACCTATCTACTGTACACCAAAAATGCAAAAAATAATCTTCAACTTCATTATTTAAATAGTGATATGTTCCTTCTTTCATGGTAAATTCATCAAATATAATTGTACCTACTTTAGGTGTTGCGACACTAGCTTGTACAACTGATTGCGTTAAGGCGTGTGCAAATCCCATATACTTACCATTCATATAAAAACATTTATTCTTTTCTGTTATTTCCCATTTCGGGTTATTTATTTTCAACGGTTCGAACAGAGAATTTACTTTTTTAATCTCTGTTTTAAATCTTCTCAAATATATAAATTCCTCACCGTATTTTAAATAACGCTTTACAACGTATTCTAATGCACCGTAAGTTTTTCCGTTTCCACGTTCACCAACAATAAAGTTAAATAATTTGTTGTGCGACAAAACATCGTTTATATTAAAATATTCCATTTTACAAGATTGGGAAAAGTCGATAACATCTAGTACCACCTAGACAATCATTATCGGCAGTTCTTCACTGTGGTTTCCGAACATGATATGTTATGACTTTTTCCCTTTCTCTCCTTTCATTATACCACTTTTGTTAGCGTTGTCAACCCTTTTATGGTAAATTCTGTGTTTTTTAGCACTACCCCACCCTTTACTTGTTTAGGTTGTAGCTTTCCAGAATATACGCTACCAATATTAAATTTTTTAATTGTGAAAGTCTTTTTTGCTGATTTGGGTAAACCTGCAACTGTTATATTACGTTCTAATTTATTACTATTAGGTTCTGTTCCATAATCAACATAACATTTTTGACGTAAATATTTACAATATCGTATGTTAAATTCATGTTTCCAAAAACCTAGTTTTGCATTGTCTAACGGTATAAAATCAGGTATAGCACCAATTCCGTGTATGCTATCAGTATCACTGTAAATGTATTTTCCTGTTTCGTGAATTTTCTGAGCCATTCTTATAGTTTCATTTCTTCCCCATGCTGTGATAAATACAGCACATGGAATATAAACAGGTTTCCGTTCTTCTTCCTCTAACTTTTCAAATTTTAATATTCCGTTTTCTAATACTGGTTTTTTACTTCTTCCTTTTGGTGATGTTCCAAACTTTCCGGATAATGAGTTTAACAAAAATTTAGCTATTAGTGCCATTCCTTTGTTTCCTTGTCGCTTACTTTCTACCTTAACCTTACTCCATTTGTTTATGTATTTATCAAACATTCCTTTCTGCGCTCTGAACTTCCAACCGTCTATAAACTCTATATTATAAACATCATAATGTTCATAAAACAAACATAAATCAACATTTGTTAAATATAAATCAGGATATTCAAAACCGCTATCTGTTATGTATTCATTTTGTATAAAAGATAAATTGTTTTTTAATTGTATTGTGGGTATATGGCCTTTTTTAACAGTAAATTGCGCTCTTAAATGTTGAATATATAACGGATAATATTTATCATGTTCATATTGTCCTTTGAAAAACACGGGTTGAGAATATGGCAAAGGCTTCGTTAACATAACGCTAGAATAAAGACTATTATAGTCTATAACAAAACCATTTTCCTTTATTAATTTACCCGCAAATTTTGGGTTTAAATATACAAATCCACCCCTATACGCTTTCCTTATATCACTATCAATTGCGGCGTCTAATTGTGGAAAAAACTGTCTGAAATGTTTTTCACCGCCTATAATCTGTTTGTAGTTATATAACGCATTACTTCCTTGCGTCATTTTCTTTAAATTTTGTTCAAAGAAATAATCTAAAGCTGTTGCAACTATCTTTATATCGTTTAATAAATAACTTTTTTCTTGTTCTGTCATTATATGGTTTTTACTTCTATATTCGTTATAGTCTATTTCTTCTTTTTGAAATGGCATTCCGAAAGATTTTGCTATTTGTTCTACTGTTAAATTAATTATTTTTAAACTATCGTAAATATCAACCTTTACTTTTTTGTTGACATAAAATGATATGTTGTAGTATTTTATATCTTCTGATATCATAGTTGTAAATGTATTCATTTTTAAATCTTGCTTTTCTTTTACCCATGTATAACCATTTGAAAGCAAATAATTTAAAATAAAACTACCGTCAAATTTAAGGTTGTGAAAATATATTTTTGAATTTTCTTTTAATGTTTTTAAATGTTCAAAAAATGATTCTATACTATTACCAAAATTTGCAAATGTATAAGGTATATCACAAATACCCCATGCCCATACTCGGCAATCATTTTCATCTGTTATAGTTTCAAAGTCTGCACTAAACAACATCAACCCCAAATCCTTTGGTTAGTTCTACAAGTTCAGTTAACCGTTCACGTTGTTGTAAAACTGTATAATTTTCATTTAAAATTAAGTGTAAATCTTCACCTATGGTTCTTAAAAAATCAATAAACTTTTCTGCGGGAATTTTTGAAATTATTTCCTTTAAATCTATTGTTTGTACATTTCCGTATTCATCTATATATTCATTTCCTACTTGATATAATGACTTTATAAAATTTTCCTTATATAAATTGTTTCTATATTTGCTATAACTTGGAAAACTCCTAAATTGCACTGATTTTAACATTTTTCTAAAATCAGATGCTTTATTATATTCATTAACTTTTTTGTTTATTGGTCTTAATTCATTTCCTATATCTCCACCCATTTGAGCATATGAAAATTCACTACCTTTAAACGGTGTTTTTAACATTATGTCTAATTCTTTCAATTTTAACTTATTTACAGTTTTTACATTTTTGTTATATTCGTCCATTGCCCATTTATTCAATGTTAATCCGGATTTAGTTTTTATCGGTTTAATATTTTCGTTTATAAATAATTTATCTATTGATAATGTTAATTTTTTTAAATCTTTAGCAGTTAATATTACATCTTTTAATTCACTAGTTTTTAGTGTATCTTTATATAAATTTTTTAGTTCGGGATATTTATTTTTTATTCTTCTGATTTTTTCATTATATCTTTTAACTTGTTTATTGATTTCATTTGAAAATTGATTATATTCTCTGCGTCTTTTCGGCATAGAATCACCCCGCAACACTCTATTTTAAAATCATTAACAATTTTTGAATACAGCAATAAATATGCCATTTCATCAGTTATATTCAAACCGTAAATTTTTTTATAACGATATTTCAAATTGTATATTACTTTTTTATTGTCTACTTTTTGCTTAAAATAAATTAGTTGTTTAGGGTTTGAAAAATAAAATTTTAAATCATTACTAAATTGATAACTGAAATTATCCATATAATCACCTAATTTTAAAGGCGGACAGCGATTCAATGTCCGCCTTATATTATACTGTATCAAACGCAAGATATACGTAATTATTTTATTTTACAACTGGTTCAAAAGTCAAAATGCTTCTATCACCCTTTGTAATTTGTTTTACTTTAAATTTAATCGGTTTTTCCCAGTCATGCGGATTGCCTAACAATTCAACAATTCTTTTTACAGCTGTGAAAACTCCGAACGAAACGGCAACATAACTTTCGCCTTTGTCATCAACAATAATTGTTCTCGGGCAAGTCTGGTAAATATCCTTTCCGTTTTCGTCTTTTTCTTCCTGCAAAACATTTACAGTTTCAATGTAAATATCTTTAATAGTAATTTCCATGTTAACAAAATCTTTAATTCTATGGTCTGGTGTATTCGTTGCTTTTAAAACTTTTAGTCTATCTTCCATAGAATCCATTTTAAAAGACGATACTAACATCTGCGACCCATTATCCAATACATTTTCCTTGATTTGCAATTCGTTACTCATTTTAATACACTCCTTTTAATTATTCGACAACGTGAGAATTTGCAATAAATTCATCTAGTGTCATTTCCCTTTTTTCTTTAACTTCTTCGGTTTTCATAATCAAACAGTTTTCAACACTTTTCAAAAGCTCTTTTTTAGCTTTGTTTTCGTTGCTTTCTGTAACATTAAAAACCTTTTCTTTGGGTTCTCCGTTTTCATTGACTAAACACGTAAATTTGTAATAAGCCAATGTTCTTGTGAATTTTACCATTTTGTTTACTTCCTTTTCTTTAAATTTGTGAATCGCAACAATGTTTCATGTGAAACATTGTTTCGTCTTAATTTTCAAAGACTCATCGGGCGATTTATTTCATTTTCAATATTATTTAAATGTCTTTCTATTATTTCTAGATTCGATATTTCCCACCAATTAGCCAAACAATTTTCCATAAAATGTGTTTTAAGTATATCTAATGTATATTTAATTCCATAAATATCATCATTAATCATTTAATAACACCCACTTTAATTTTTCCTTTGTCAAGGATAGTGTATTTTTTTACTCGCCCATAAATTCTATCTTTATTAAATTGTAAATAGTTAGTTAAATCAGAATATGTTTTAAACTCTTTTGTAACCTGACGATATCCTTTTTTAAACCGTTCATCTTTTAACATAATTCTTAATATCATAATTGCACCCACTTTCATTTACTGCAACACCCTTTCGGGTGTTTCGTCTTAATTTTCAAAGACTCGTCAGGTGATTTGTTATCTAATTCTAAATAATATTTTATTGTATAACCCCAACCTTTAGCTTTATTTGAAGCGTAATAACAAGCATTTCTAAAAGAAGCTAGTTCTATTACTTCATCTTTTAATTCGCTACCTTTCCGTAGTTAATAGCAAATTTCATTATGTTATCTCCTTAAATTTAATATTTCATCAATTCTCTAGCTACATACCCAACTTGCCGTTTATAAATTTTCCACATTTCACTATCCGATATTCTGTTATCCTCGAAAGATTTATACCCAGCCTTTATATACATTTGTCTTATTTCCCAATGACAAATTAACATATTACCATAATCTGCTATATTATAATCTGGTTCATTTGGAAATTCTTCCATATAACGCTTGATTTCATCTTTACCAAATTGCAATAAATCCCTTCAATTTGATTCAAAACTGCGTTTAACTTTGTATTTTTACTATACTTCATTTTTGTTTCCTCTTTTCTTTTTATTATTCGTTTTAAAACTCAACCGGATTTTTTCCGAAAGCTAATGCATTAATTATAAATGACAATGTATTTATTTCATGATATAATTCATCTAAAAAATAAGTATGAACTAACCAATCATTTAAATACAAAAATACTACTGGTTTTCCTGCGCAAGTAGTGCCTAATAACTTAACCTTTCTATTAGTTGTTTCTTCAATTTCTCTTGTTAATTTTTGCAACTCTGACATTTTCATTTTTGTTTCCTCTTTTCTTTAATTTCTGGTCGCTTAGCTTGTC